CGTACGTGGCAGCGTACGTGGCATCGCTCGTGGCATCTAATCCTCGCTTGTGCCAGATTGCAGACGCAAACCCCGTTGCGAATGCCGCCACGAACGGGGACGGCGCGAACACGACGATCGGCTTTTCTTTGCCCGCCGCTTCGTACGTCCCCTCAATCGCAATGCGCGTCTGCTTCCGATCTTCATCATCCATTGGCTTCGTTGACATTGCATTCGCAATCCAACGATCTGTCCACGGCTTTAGCTGTGCTCGGTGCTCGTCTGTGAGTTCGTATAGTTTCTTTGTTGTCATCGTTCCCTCAAGAAGCGTGTCTCTCCACGCCGTCACGCATTCGCCGGAGGGCAGCGTTTACCCTCACCACGTCCACCAACGCCCGACTTAGGCAGCCGACACACAATGGGTCGACGCCTTTAGATCAGAACGGAATGCCGGTGTCGTCGCCGTAGTCGTCGAACTGCTCTTGCTTCGGCGCGGCCGTGTTGGTCGATGCTTGCGCACCCATCGGACGGTTCTCGCCGAAGTTCACAAACCATTCCTCGGGCTTGATGATCGTGCCGTCGGTAAGCTTGATCGCCGCGACGCCCGGATACGTCTTACCCTGATCGGTTGTGCGCTCCTTGCGGAACTGCAGGTTGTATCCGAATTGGCTCGGCCACGCGTCTGCGAAGCCGATCGACTTCCCCGTTTCCTTGTTCTTCAGTGACACGTAATGTGTCGGTCGTTCACCCTTTGCCATTCTTCAATTCTCCTTTTGCCTTCTTCTTTTGCTTCGTGTTTAACAACTCGTACCCTGCACCACTGAGCGCCGTCTTGTGATCCAGCCCGCCACGGTAAGACCCCTCAAGCTCCATCCAGTCGATGACTTTCCCGGTGTCTGTCGCCGGGAAAATAAACGTCTCTGGTCCGCCAAACGTCGCTGTGGTCGAGCTGACGATCACGGTCTCGTTTCCGTCCAGCGGCTCGCTTAGTCGGTACAAGCAAGCCTGCCCCGTCCATCCCTTCAACCGACTGACAAGCTCCGCGGTTTTCATGCGGCCTCCGTCTGCGTGCCATTTGCCGCAGTGCTCTTTGCCTCAATCCGATCGGCGGCCTCCTTGTGGGCTGCAACCACAAGAGCCTTGATGCTCGGCGCAACCGACTTCAACGCTGTGCGGTACTCATCCGCCCACGCCTTGAGTTGTGCGGTGGTCGTGCACGCGTTTGCTTTTGCGATGCACGCATCGTGATCGAATGCGTTGCCGTCCTCGCACCACGCCTTGATGATTTCTGCGAACTGCTTACCGGGCTTGCGGAACGATTGTTCCGTCAACGCGGGACATCGCGTCTTGTCGATGTGCAGGGTGTTCTGATCGTCGAGGTAACCGACGATGTCGAACTCGTACTCCATGCCCTCGCGCGTGATTGGTGCAAGCCCAATCTTTTGGCGCACTTTCTTATCGCCCTTCTCGACCTCGGTGTAATCGTTCTTCGTTCGATACGTTGCGACGAGGTGGCCGCTGAACGAAAGGATCGCGTCGACCAAGTCATTCTCAAGTGGCTTGACGCGTGCCCATCCTTCAAAGCCGTTCTTGCCGCTCTTCGATACCGTGTCGAGGATGCCGCCCTCGCCATTCCACGCGTGCGATGCGGAGTCGATTAGCAACCCGTCGTATCCGTTCTCTGATGCAAATCGAATCGCCTTCACGTAGTTCGTTGGTGAGAACGTCTCCAACTCGCACACATCAAACGCCGTAAGCTCTGGGTCTCCCGCATACTTCGACGCGGACCCTCGCTCCGTGTCGATAACCGCTACCTTCGTGCATCCCAGATGCTTCAGAATACGAAGCCCCGTGTATGTCTTCCCGGCACCCGGCGGGCCAACGAGGGCGACGCGTGCCTTGACTTGCTTGCGCTCTGCTTTCTTGAACATGGTGTTATTCCTCTCCTGTTTCTGTCTGTCGTTGCTGTCTCAAAAGCTTTTGTAGCGGCGCGTCTAGCCGGTACGCCGCTAGCCAAACCTCGAACGCGTCGCGTGCAACGCGCATCTCGTCGGGTGTCCACACTCGATCGTGGAGAGTCCCGTCCTTGCCGAAGCGTAGGATCGCGTACTGCTCTGGCCAATCGGTCTTATCGTGCGACTCTTCCCAGAGAAGGCCGTACGCTGCGACCTGCACAACGTGCCCTGCGTAGATGCCGTTCGACGTTTTCCAGTCGAGGAGCGTTCGCTTCCCGCGCAAGATGCCGAACGCGTCGATCGTGCCTGCAACCTGCAACCGCTCGTTCACGATTGGCATTTCCGCGTGAGTGATTGTCGGCTGCTCACTTGCGAACCAGCGCTCGAATGCGCGGTAAGCGAGCATCGCCTGCGCTTGCTGCTCTTCTCCAAGCTCCGAAAAATTCGGGTCAGCGACCGCACCGAACGAAACGAACCGCTCGATCGCGTCGTGAACAGCGGTGCCAGTCGACGCGGCGAGGTCACGCGTTAGCTTGTAGTCGCGTCCCTCGCGCGCTTCCTTCGCCGCCCACGCGATCAAGGATTCCTTGTTGTCGTACCGTCCAGTCACTGTCGTTATGCTCACGACACGCTTTCCGGTCGCGTTCTTGTACGCATCCGGGCGACCTCCGCCGCGGATTACGGCTAGCGCGGGCTCCATTACGCAGCCTCCTTCTTCTGATATCGGAAGAAGTCCGCGTGTTCGGGATACGTATCCCGCCAAACTCGCGAGTAGTACGCGACGTGAGCGTTAGCGATCTTGAAGTCTCGATCCGGCCGCACGTCGCCAAGCGCAGTGTGAAAACGAATCACGTGCATGATTGCATCCGCCGAGTAGTGAGTGATGCCTCGCTCGATCAACTCAAGCGCAAGCTCCGCAAACCGGATCCACACACCCGGATGCTCGCGGTGGAACTTGAGAAACGCTCGTTGCAAGTCGCCGCCGACGCTGTGAGGTAGAACTGCGTTGCGAACACTTCGCGCGCTCATGACCGGCCCTCCTCGCGCTCAAGCAATGTCGCCAGCCACATCGCCTCACGAAAGGAACAATCGTGCTTTGCGTAGATGTCGCGGGCGCGCTTTAGAATTCTGAACAGCATCACGCCGCCTCCTCCGCGCGAACTCGCGCCTCTTCAATCGCGTCCTCGGCCGCACGTGCCGCCATCGCTATTGCTTTCGTGTGCGAAGGCGACTGCGCTTTGGCCGTCAACTCCTGACCAGTGAACTTGCACAGATAAGTCACCGTCGCGTACCACTGCCGGTTTGCGCGAACTAGGTGCAGCTCGTCGATACCGAGTGATGCGAGCGTCTCGTCGAAGATAGACGCGCTCATGACCGCTCCAACGACTTCGCCGCGTCGGCGACGACTTGCGCTTGAACGCGGCTCTCTGTCGTGCACTCTCTGTCTTCATAAAGCGTCACGAACTCGGACGCGTTGTCGATCATGCATGTTGGGCAGATGTCGATCTGCTCGCTGCCCCACGATTTGCGCACAAAGAAGATCCCGTTATCGTCGTCCTCGCCGCCCGTGATCTGTCCGCAGCAATCGCAAACCCTCTGCATGCATTCGCTGCACTCGCAGGACTCGGCTGGTGTCCAACGTGTTGAGCTACGTCCGAAGTGGTTTGATTCGATGAAAGACATGGTGTGTGCCTCCGGTGAAAGACGTATGCCTCAAGGCATTTCCGCGGTCAAGACTTTAGGCATAAAAAGAACGTGGCCATATGTTTTTCTTTTCACCCCTAGGGGTAGTTGCGAATTTCGCGGCGCTTCGTTAGTGCTCCACGCATGCGAAAAACAACGCTTATGGCCGCAGCATTAGCGGCGATCGCCGCGTCAGGCTGCACAACGATGATTCACCGCATTCGCTAAACGTCGCTAAATAGTCCGGTGGCGGGCGAAATGTGGATGGTTCAGCAGGACGAGTACGATTTCACGAGCCGGCTGATGGTATGCCGTCCCGTCGAAGGTGCGCCGTTTTGCCGCTATTACCCGCTAGCATCCCGCACTCACATCGAAGTCGGCGGGCGTCGCTAGTCAGTCCGTAATGGGCCACGTCGTCGAGCAATCGCATGCAGGCTGATTGGGAGGGCATCGCGCGAGACGTGCTGGAGGGCACGCTCTGCGACGATCCACCCGTCGACGCCTTCGAGCTAGCCGCATGCTGCGGGCTTGGCATTCAGTCGCGAGGGGGTCCGGCGTCGATATTCGGTGACGTTATCCGGGTTGATATGCGCATGCGAAAGACTCGGCAACATGGGCAAGTTGCGCACGAGATCGGGCATTGGGCGCTACGCCGGGCGCAGGCAGAAAACACGGAAGACGGGGCACGCTACATTGCGGGCGCCCTGATGCTCCCCTGGCTTGCGTTCGGGCGCGATCTCAAAGAGACGTCGCGGCAGCTATCCGAACTGACAAGGCGGCATCCCAACGCGTCAGCCGAGATGATTGCCCGTCGCATTGTCCAGCTTCGCGGCGGATTCGCCAGCATTTGGGACTTGGGCAGGGCGCCCATCCTGCTGGGGCCAGCGCCACGCAGCGCCCCGTTTCCGTGGGAGAGGGAGCTAGAGGCGGCAGCGCGGAAGGACCGCGCAGAGAGGCGCCTAGGCCCTACGTCGTGGGCGTTGCCGCTAAATGAGAGGCCGTGGTTTAGGGTGGTTGTTGTTGGGGAGGCAGCCTAGCGTCTTGCGTGCGCCCTGGCCCCGGCTGCCATGGCATGCGGCCCGTGTGGGGTTTCGCGCCGTTTGCGGGACGAGATCTCCATGACGCTCCCCATTGCATGAAAAACCTTTGCGACGTTGGCAATCGACGGGTTGGCTCGACCGCTCTCCATCCGAGCGATATTGGGCTGGGTCATGCCGGCGAGCTTGGCGAGTCGCGCCTGGGTCAGACCAGCGGCGTTGCGTGCGCGACGAATAGCAATTGCGGCCGCGAGCTCGGCGGGGACCTGGACAACGATAGCGCGCTGCCCCCTCCGAACTGACACAGGCTTGGGCTCTGGCGGAACGTCGCCGGTCACGAGCCACGATTCAAGCCAGCCCTCAAGGGCTTCTTGCGCCATGGCCAGCATTTCCTCGTACGTCTCCCCAAAGGTACTGCATCCGGGTGCCTGCGGAAACGTTACCCCGATGTACTTTTCGTCGCTGTAAACAAGGCCTACGTACTCCATGTCACTTGCCTCTCAGATACAGGCCCGACTGAGCCTCGATTGATTTGATCGTTCCAATGAACAGGTCCTTTTTGGGATGCGGCACCGTCACCCGGCCGGGCTTTGTTGGATGACGAAACTGCCAGTGAGAACCCGTGGTTTGCACGTGGACCCACCCGTTGGCCTGCAACGCTTTTATGACAGACCGCGAATCCACAACCCAAGGATATACCATATCGCTTATGTGTCAAGCGCTTTTGCGACGAAAGTCGGGTGAGTGGGCACTAGCGCTTCCTCGCTGGGGCAAGCGCCCTCTTTCCGGCCGGTACTTCTTCACGGAAAATGGGGCGCGTTCCCGTGACAAGGTCGCCGGATTCGGCGGATTTCCTACCGGCATCGAAGCCGCGTGCGGCCTGCAGAAGCATCTCGGCCGTGGCCCCTCCGTGCCCCTTCAGCGCTTTCGCGTGAAGAAGCGCCTCTTGTGAGAGCTTTTGCGCTTCTGGCATCAGCAGAAACCGATCCCAGGTTGACAGCGGGTCATCGTGGGCAGCCGTGATCGTGGCCGTGGCGTGCGCCGTGGCGTGAACGGAGGCGGAAACACCAACAAAGCGCGCGTATTCTGATGCCTTGCCAATGGACGGATCGCTAAAGAAGGCGGGGGGGCAACCCCATTCCCTTCGTGAGGGCGGCCAGCGTTTTTACTCCGGGGCCGCGGATCCCCGCGTAGAGCTTAGAGAGCACGTCCTGCGCAACGCCGGTTCGGCGTGAAAGCTCCTGCTGCCACCCATATTGATGGTCACTTGCGAAGCGCGACAAGAACTCCCTAACGCGGCTTTTCTCTACCGTTTCGGCCATGTCCAAAGCGTGGTGCATTTTGTTATGCCTTGGGGCTTGCGCTTGGAAATGCCTTCTGGCATAACTCGGGCATATGTCGAAACCATGCAACCGGCTTAGGCGTTGGATCCGATCGAAGGGATGGGGGCAGGAGTCCGCGGCAAACGCCCTTGGATGCACGCAAGGACATCTGTCTTACGTGCTTAGCGGCAAGAAGGTTCCGGGCCTTTCTCTCGCCTTCGAGATTGAGCGCAAGACAGCGGACTGGGGCCACGGGCCTATTCGTGCTGAGGAGTGGCTTGCGGCCAGTCGCGCAAAGAAGGCCGCGTAATGGGCATCTCGATCGCCCTCTACATCGGCCTGTCCCTAGGCTTCCTCCTCGGCTGGTCGCTGAAAGCGTGGCAGCGATGATTTCACCCATCATCGTCGCCATCGTCAAAAGCTATGACGCTCGCCGAGAAGTCGATGCGCGCAGGTCCGGCCTTCATTTCGACTTCGATCAGCTCATCGCCGCCGTCCGCAAAGCGGGCTCCGCATTCGCAGTAAATCGGCCTCGCCTTGAAGAGCGCGCCGCAGTTTCCACATCCGTAGGTCTTTGTTCGTTCAGTCATTCGCCAACCGTAAACCACCAGACAGGGGAGGGGTAGGTAATATGTTATCGTCACCGCGATCTGATCACACGGTCACCAGTAATCGTGTCGACGCACGCACTCGTGTGTCACGCATTCTTGGGCGCTCGATGCGCGATGCCGGCATCTCGGCGTCAACCGTAGCGCACTCCATCGGCGTCTCCCCTCGGCGCGTTTGCTGCCTCGCAGACCCGGCCAACGCGCAAATCAATCTCACCGTTGCCGACCTTGTCTGCATGCCTTTCATTGTGCGCGTTCCAGTCGCGCAGTTTGTCGCGAAGTCGATTGGATGCGTGCTCGTGGCAGCTCCCGAGAATGACGGGAAGGACATTGATTTGCGTGCGATTGCCGACTTGCAGCGCGAGACGGCGGAGGCAGTAACACGCACGCTCAACGCATTTGCCGACGGCAACCTTGATGCCGACGAGGCGCTTGCACTCGAGCGCGAGGCAATCGAAGCGCAACGAGAACTCGGCCGCGTCATCGTCGCGTGTCGTGATGCGGTAGCAAATCGCGGGCGGGCGCTCAAGTGACCGCGGCCAGTATTCAGTGGCTGATGATGGCGATCTTGATGGTGGAAGCCGAGTGCATCCGCAGCGGTCGCAATCCAGATCGCGTGCGCCGGCTGTTCGCAAACAGCCCAACGCAGAGAGACAAGGGACTCCGTCGTGTCGTGAGCGCGATGACGGCAGCCGAGAGGAAGGCGCGCAAGGAGGTGGCACTGTGACCAGTGATGAGCTGAAAGAGATTCTCGAAGCGCATGCAAAGTGGTTACGTGGTGAAGCTGGCGGCTTGCCTGCGGATCTCAGTGGCATGGATCTACGATCGCACGCGGACGCCCTTCGCAGCGCGAGCCTGCGTGGCTCGAGCTTGCGCCACTCGAATCTAAGAGGCTCGAACCTGCGCCACTCGAATCTAAGAGGCTCGAACCTGCGCGGCTCGGACCTGAGCGTCTCGGACTTGGCTTATGCGAACCTAAGCGGCTCAAACCTGAGTGGCTCGGGTCTGCGTTGCGCGGATCTGAGCGGCGCAAACCTTGTCGACGCGAACCTGGCCGGCGCAAACCTGTCCCACGCTAACCTAGCCGGATCTGATTTGTGCGGCGCAAACCTGCTCGCCGCGTACCTGAGCGACGCGAACCTGGCCGGCGCGAACCTGTCCCACGCTAACCTAGCCGGATCTGATTTGTGCGGCGCGAACCTGGCCGGCGCGAACCTGAGCGACGCGAGCTTAGACGGCGTGATAGCCAGCGATCTTGTCCTCGCACAAACATCGATCGTTCCCGAGTCCGGTTCGTTCTTTGCGTGGAAAAAGCTGCGCGGCGGGCACGTCGCCAAGCTCATGATTCCGGAAGGCGCGAAGCGATCCAACGCAACCGGCAGAAAGTGCCGAGCGTCGTCGGCAAAGGTCGTTGCCATCTTCGGACCAGACGGAAAGAAGGCGCGCAGAAAGGTCGCGTCTTGCCACGACGAAAACTTTGTCTACGTAGCCGGCAAGGTCGTTCGCGCTCGCAACTTCGACAGCAACCGCTGGAACGAGTGTGCGCCCGGTATTCACTTTTTCATCACGCGCGCAGAAGCCGAGGAGTACGTGCCATGAGTGCATCAAACGCCGTCGGTATCTTTGTACTCGTTGCGTGCTTCGTGTTCGTCGCGAGATGTCCAGGGCCGGCACGGGCTGACGATGAGTCGACCGAACTTGCTCTTGCTCGAATGGTTGTGAGCGAAGCTGGCTACAACCCCGGCCGCGAGACGTTCGCAATCCTTCATGTGCTTGAGTGGCGACGTACGCACCTGCCTGCGTTTCGTGGGTGGGACATCGTCCGGATGGGCCGGGCGTATTGCAGCGGCTTTGGTGGCCGCAGAAACACGAGCAACCCGCATGTACGGCAGGCACTGGCGCTTAGACCAGATCAAATCCCAGAAGCTATTCAGCGGGATGTGCGTCTATTCCTGTTGGGACGGGGAGGCGTTTCTCCTTGCGACGGGGCCATGCATTGGCGGGCAAGGCAAGGGGTGCCCGCGAGGTGGGCGCGATTCCGGATTCGGTGTTCGGTGCCAACACAAAATGCGTATTTCGGAGGAGAGCCGTGATGTCGACTAAGTGCGCGATGCGAACGCGAAACGTTTTCTTGGGGGGTGGGCGGTGAGAAATCGGCGTCGCATCGGATACGCCGGAAGGCGTCGAGCAGTTGTGGTTGGCGGCGACCGCGACCCAAACCTGTTAATTCAAAACCCCATTGTGGTTGAGCGATTTCGTCAAAAGCTAGGCAGGGGCGGAGACTGTCTGGAGTGGCAAGGCTCCATTGGCCAGGATGGATACGGCAAGTTTCAGATAACTATCAGACTGTGCACGGAGGACGGGCCTAAGCAGGTTCATGTTCGGGCGCACAGATTCGCCCTCGCGCTCAGATGCAGCCACTGCGGATGCGGTCGTGATTGGCCGCTTGCGAAGCAGCAGTGCCCAAACATTGGCGCGTGGAAACAAGAACAAGAACGAGAAGAGAAGCGGAGAGCCGCTAGGGAGAAGACGTGCAAGACGTAGGACGCGCAGATCTTAGGTTTGGAAAATGGCAGGACGTGCTCGGAGACGTGACGTGCGATGCGCTGATTGTTGATGCGCCTTACTCCGAACGCACGCATAGCGCACACGGCATAACCGGCGAGGCCGTGAGCGCCATGCCGAATCCGGAGAAGGCGCCAAAGCCCATTCCATATGCATGCTGGAAGCCGAGCGACGTTGACGATTTTGTTGACAGTTGGGCTCCTCGCACGCGTGGATGGATGGTGAGCATTACCGATCACGGACTTGCGCCGACGTGGTCTCAGGCAATGGAAAGGCACGATCGCTATACATTCTCCCCCATCGCCTTCGTAGCTCAGGGTTCACGCATCCGACTGGCTGGCGACGGTCCGTCGCAGTGGTCTTGCTGGATAGTCGTGTCGCGTCCAAAGAACGCTGAGTTCCATAGGTGGGGCACGCTCCCTGGGGCCTACGTGTTGCCTAAGGGCCACGTCGACGATGGCAGCGTTGTTATCGGCGGCAAACCATCGTGGCTTATGAAGTCATTGGTCCGCGACTACACGCGCCCCGGCGACCTCGTGTGCGATCCGTGTGCAGGCGGTGGCACGACTCTTCTGGCTGCCCTCACAGAGGGGCGCCGCGCGATCGGTGCCGAGATGGATCCGGCTCACCACGAAATCGCGCGTAAGCGCTTAGCGGCCGGCTACACGCCACCGCTCTTCTTTGACGACGACGCCGCTTAGACGGCGCTCACTCCAACTTCGAACAAGAGGCGACATGATTCGCAATGCAGACGTATACAAATCGGTAGAAGAAGAGCTGCGCGGACGTTACTGGAAGCTAGCGAAAGCATTCGCAAAAGCCGCAAAGGCAAGCGTGATGACGGCGTGCGTTCAGATCTTGGCGTCGGCGAGTTTCGTCGTGCAGGCGCTTGGCGTTCCTGACGCCGAGACGATGAGCGACATCGAAGAGAAGACGGTTGACGAAAGCGAGATGAACTAATGGCCGGACGCATTAGAACAGTAAAGCCGGAGTGGCTTGAAGACGAGGCGCTTGGAGACGTGAGCGTCGGAGCACGCTTTATGTCCGTCGCACTGCTCATGTTGGTCGACGACGAGGGTCGAGCGGAGGCCTCAGACCGGAAACTCGCAGCTAAGATTTTCATGTACGAGCCCGATTTGGAGAAAAAGCTCGCGATGACTCGCGAGTACTCGCGAGAGCTCGCGAGCATTCGCTACGTCACGCTCTATGAAGTGGACGGCAAGAGGTATCTACAGATCAATAACTTCAAGAAACACCAGAAGATAGACCGTCCATCGCCGTCTCGTTTGCCTGCTCCAGAGGACAAATATTCCAACGCCACTGTCTCGGATTCGACGAGTCCTCGCGAGGAGTCGCGAGCCGTCGCGAGTCCTCGCTCTGTATATGGAAGGGATCTAGGAAAGGATCTGGAGGTGGATCTTCGCGCGCGAGATTTTTCGCCTGAGCCAAACCCAGGCCAAGCCGCCGACCCGAACCCCGACCCGCCGCGAAGCGAGCTGCACAGCTTCGCCGTGCGAACTTTTGCGGAAAAGTACGAGTCCGTTCGAGGCGATGCGTACATGCAGGCCGGGTACTTTGAGCCTGATTTCAAGAGCATTGCGAAGTTTTGCAAGACCGCCGACGACGTTCGGATCGGCATCGAAAACTTTTTCAAACTCGCCGACGCGTACACCGTAAAAGCCGACTATTCGCCGCGTTTATTGGCCAAAAACTGGAACCAATACCGCAACCCTCCGAAGCAAAACGCACAGCAAACCGCGGAAGATGCCGCGAAAAAATGGGACGCAAGCAACCGCGGGAGCTGGGTTTTCAGCGCGAAAGACGAGCCGCCGTACGAGTGCAAGCAAGCGCGGGCTTGGTGGATCGAGGAAAATAATCGCCGCATTCGCGAGGCGTCGTGAGGTCCAAACTCGCAGACGTCACGGCTGAACGCCAGTACTTGCTCGCGGTGATCGCGCAGCCGGACCACGTCGAACGCTACCCGCTAGCGCCGCAAGATTTTTCCGACGGCGAGTGCGCGGCGATCATGCGCTTGGTGCTCGCGATGCGGGAACGCGGCGAGCCGATCGGCATCGGCGAAGTGATTCGCGAGGCGACTCGGGCGAACATTCGCTTGGACGAATACGCGCTTCTCTGGGACGTCCAAGATACCCTGGCGCTACCCACCCAGCGGCGCCTCCTAGAACTCGCAACAGCGAGGCGGTTACGCGCGGCGTTTGCCACTTGTGTGGCCGAGTGTGAAGCACTTCGCGTCGAGAGTGCTGAGCAGATTGCGATCGAGGTGCTCGACGGGTTGAAGCGTCGAGAGGAAACCAACGTCGAGTCGTCAGCGACGACGGTTGAACGCATCGCACAAAATCTTGTTGACGGCAAGAAGAATACTTTAATCCCGACTGGCATCACGAAGATTGATCTGGTTACGGGTGGCATTGAACCGGGGACGCTGACGTTCGTCGGAGGTGACACGGGCGTCGGTAAGTCGTCGCTGATGCTCTACATGGCCGACCGGATGATGCGGTGTAAGCGGCGCCCTGGATTCATCTCCTGCGAAGACAGTCGCGAGGTGTTGGGCACACGTATTCTATCTTCTTTTAGCGGGGTTTCTGGCCTGAAGATTCGCCGAGGCGATCTGACGAAAGACATGCTCGAATCGGTGAGCGAGGCCATCTTCAATGTGGGACGGCGATCGATGCCGATCGCGTATGAGATTGGGTCGACCGACGCGCAGGTTGCGCAGGCGATGACGTCGCTAGTCCGTGACCACGGATGTGACACTATTTTCGTCGACTACATCCAGACCATCAACTGCTCAGAGGGTGGCGAGAACAGGCGAGAGGATGTCCGCCGCATCGCATCGCGACTCAAGGGAACCGCCGCGCGTCTTGGCGTGCCCGTGATTGTTGGGTCTCAGATCTCGGTCGGCGACATCCACGCGGAGTTTAAAGAACCCGGTAAGCACGCGCTCAAAGAGTCACGCGACCTAACCAACATGGCCGAATGGGTCATCCTGATTTGGAAGCGAAATAACGAAGACGCGTTCGCGCCGGTCGAGGGGAAGCTCGCTAAGTCTAAGTGCGGTGGCGATGGCACGCGGTTTTCGTTTCAGCGAAACGAGGCCGGCGTGCTCGTTGAGTGCGACGAGAGGATGGAAAATGCGTATGACTGAGGAGTTCTTTCGTTGTGACAGAACGTCGACAACGCTAACGCGCAATGCGTGCGGCAAGCGGTGGCGAAGGTCCGGCGCACGAGGGTGGCCAGGCGACGTCCGCAAGGAGCTTTACCAAGTCACCTGCAAAGGCTGCTCGATCGGCAAGGCCCACGCGCGAGGCGATGCGCCTGACGTGCGTGTGGTCGACATGATTCGGGGGGCAGCGTGACTCGCCGCGGGTGCAGGTTGTGTGGAATGGCGCGCTGCGTTTGTGCTGAGAGAACAGCGAAGTTTGTCGCACGCCTTACCGACGAGCGCGCGTGCGCAAGTTGCGACCGCTGGGAAGCGCGCGTCAAAGAGCTTGAGGAGCGCCTTGCGAGGATTCGCGGCGTAGCAGAAGGGAGAGAGTAATGGGGATTTGGAACGACATCATCTTTAGGGCTTGCGTGATTGCGTACATGTTCACGGCGACGTGCGAGTCAAAGACAACGCGCGAAAAGACCGAGCAGCTTCGAAACGAAGTTGAGCAGCTTCACGCAGAAATGGATGCGCGATCATGAGCGACGACGTAATCAACCCATCGCACTACAAGTTCAAAACATTCGAAGCGATCGACGTTATCGAGGAGGTGGCCGGAGACGACTACTTGCTTGGAACTCTGCTGAAGTACTCTTTTAGGTTTGGTCGTAAAGGTGGACTCTTGGGGCGGCTGCACGACGCGGGAAAGATTCTGTGGTTTGCCACGCGCATCCATCTTCGCGAGATTAGGCGGCACAAGGAGCGCGAGGCCATTCACGGAACTACGCATCCTGCATTCCCGGAGGGTGGCGTAACTTACTCGTACTACCCCGAAGGCAAGCTCTAGTTGTGGCGTGGGAACAGCTCTCACTTGACGTCGCCGTCGAGTTTGCGCGTCTACGCGTTGACCAGGAGATAGCGGCGCATGTCGCGCTCGTATCCCGTACGGCATTCACAATAAGTAACCGCACCGATCCCCGTACCCGTGGAATGTGGAGGCACGGCGACGGGCCGAGCAAGTTCGACCGCAGAACCGGCTGCAAATGCAGAAAGCTTACAAAGGAACGGCGGTGCGCTAAGTGCGTGGATGAGTACAAGCGATGCAAATCGCTTCGCGATCGCGAGCTGTGGCAGCAAAACAAAAATAATAAATCGACCGTTGTGTACTTGAAAACGACTAAGGGCTTGTTCTAGACGGAAGTGCGGCCATGAAGAGACGCCGCACACAACAGGTTGACGGGCTTGCGCACTCTTGCACTTTGCTCGCTATAGATCCGGCCGCGACAAGCGGTGTCGCGTGCTTTGTGAATGGGGCGTTGTCGTTCCATGCGCCAGTGGATTCAGCGCTTAGCCGTCTAAGCGCGATTCACGAAGCACACTTCGCGGCGTCACGGCACAAGGCTAGCCCCATCATCATCGCGATCGAGGGATGGGCCGGCTCGTGGAAGAGCTGGAAAACAGCGGTCGGCGCAGGGGTAGCGCTCGGCCGCTGGTTTGAGGTTCTCGAGCAGAACGGACACCGACGCGATCACGTTGTCGAGATGGCGCTTGCAACGTGGCGCAGTCGCGCAGGTGTTGGCAAGTGCTCCGACTCGAAGGCGTACAAGCGCCGCGCGATCGAGATGGTGGAGAGGAAGTTCGGCACCACCGTCGGAGCGGATGAGGCAGAAGCGATCTTGATGGGCGACGTTGCGTGTCGCTCTCCCGAGGTTGGCGAGATGTTGGGGACGATTGAGAGGGCGAGAAAATGAACAGCGCGAAGACACACAAGACGTACATCATCGAGTTCACGATCAGCAACACGGCACCCGAGACGGCATCGGCGTACATCGAGGAAGTCTCTCGGCAGGCGACTAACGGATTCATTGCGTCGCACCCCGGCATTCCGTTCAGCCTATATGGAGCGTGGGACTACGACCGCGAAACGCAGAAGAAGAACAACGCGGCGGAAGCCGGCGAGACGGTTCAGATCTCCGGAACCGCAGCCCCGGTCTGACGCGTGGCCGCGGCAAAGGTCCACTACGTCAAGTCAATCAACGACTTCGGTCTGCCGACAAGTATTTGCGGGATGTCGGGTGGGGAGCAGACGAAGTCGGTTGAGCTTGTTACGTGTGCGCTGTGCAAGCGTGAGCTTCAGGAACAAGAGATCCCGATGCATGCGCCTCACGTGTTGGACCTTGCCGCTGGCGAGCGGGTGGGGTGTCGTGTCGCGCTGGAGATCCGGCGCGAGATTGCCGATGGGGTTCGCTGGTCGAACTGGACGCAGCCCGTGCGGGAGTACTTCGTTGCAAGGGATGAGGGGGCGCCGCTTCGAAGCACATCCGACCCGTCACGCTTTCAGGGCATGACGCCGAGCGGGAAGGGTGCGGAGGGGGACCGCGCCCAACGCAAAGCCGAGGAGCTGGCGGTTGTGAGTAAGGAGCTTGACGCCGCGTTTGATGGGCCGTTTGAGCTGAGCTCTATCCCGCAACGCCGGCTGTCGGTTGAGACGTGCAAAGCAATCATCGAGCTGACGACGGCCGGGATGTACGTGGCGTCAACTGGTCTGCGTAGGGAGATGACGACTCACGAGGTCGCGGACTTCGTGCAGGGCGTGTGTGGGTTTGTGGTTACCGTCGGGAACATCCGCTCCGTGCGAATGGCCGGAGGGCGACGGATTGAAGATGGGTTCGTGCGCCGCGGGATTGTAGCGCGCCGCGACCCCGGGTTGGTGGAGCACGACATGGCGAAGATTGAAACAGAGTTTGATTTGACCGGCTGGAAGGCGATTGCCGAGGCCATCGACCGATCTGTCAGTTCGGCGCAACGACTTGCCGAAGACGAGACGGACCCGCTACCCGTTGCGAACTACGGCAAGGGAACGGTTGTGGCAAGTACGCGCGAGGTCCGTGAATGGCTGGTGCGGTACATCAATCGCGGACGCCGGACGGCCGCACGATGATTCACGATGAGGAGTACCTAGTCCCGCACACGTGGGCAATCGCTGACGTGCGTGGGTTCATCGATGGGCATGGAGGCTTTGAGCCAGGAGAAGTGCGCTGCAAGGGCTGCTACACGGCGCACGACTGGCCTCTTGCTAAGTGCGCATGTCCCGATCCGTACATCGCTCGTCGGCGTCGTTCACCCGAAGTCGTTTTCGATCTGAACGCGAAACAGAAAAACAGCGCTTAGTGACGCACGTGTACGCAACGCAGTTCAACGTGACGCAATAATACTTTTGCTGAAGCGCGACACAGCCGAGCAGGCATGCGATAAACACTAAGCTCGCGCGAATCATAGGTTTGGTGGGCGGGCAGGTGGGACCCAATCCCTCCTGAGAAGACTGGGAACGCTCGGTCGTTCTCGCCCGCTAAGACGCGTAGCAAAGATGTGCCGTCACCCGGCGGCCTAGAGATATTCGCGGTTCCGTTCCGCACTCACCGGGTAACTTTCATCCCCTACGTTGCGCACGTAGGGCGGCCGGCGCTTCGGCGTCGGTTATCTTCTCAAGGACCCTTAATCTCATGGCTTTAGCTGACGATCGCTCACGAAGCGAGCGCGGCGGAATCGATGACGAGACGGTCGCGTTGGTGCTTCGGCTTCATAGAGAGCCGAAGGCGAATGGTGCAAGGCGAACGGCTCGCGAGATAGCCGCCGAGTGTCGCAAGCAAGGTAGGCCTTGCAATCGTGACAAGGTCTCGCAACTCATCCGCGAGACGCACGCTGAAACAATCGGCGCGGCAACGAGTGAGACGCGAGAGAAAATCGCGGGCGCACTCGACGTCAACCTGACCGCTGCTGAGAAGGCGCGAGACGCTCTCTTGAAGGTCGGACTGACAGGCAGCTTCGACGACGGGACGGAAGCCCCGCCAGCGCAACGAGTCGCAGCGCTTCGCGAGTGCGGCGTTATCGCGATGCAGTTGATGGGCACCGTTGGGGTGACCGAGGCGGAGAGCAACCGCACGCCAGAACAAATCGGTGCCGAGCTTGAAAAGCTCTTTGGTGCCGCAGGCGAATCCAATGCTACCGGGACTGAAGTTAGCGCCGTATCAGAGAGCTTGGCTCATTGATCGGGCGCCGCGAAAGATATTCGTAAAGTCTCGCCGCATCGGTGGCTCGTTCGTTGTAGCGCTTGAGAACGCGCTGGCCGTTGCTGGGTATGGTAAGGACAGTCGGCAGGTTTCGTACTACCGACCCGAGCGCGGCGTTGACCAGCTCATTTGCTCAGCCGGTCATATTCAGGCGATGTCGCTTCTCGGCGACGTGCATCGGTGCCTGAGAGCGATTGAGCTTGTCATCGGCAAGCGCATCATCGACTCAAAGAGCGCGACGCGAATCACGCTCAAGAACGGCCGCAAGGTTCTGGCGTTGCCAGCAAACCCGCGGACGGTTCGCGGTTTCACTGGCGACCTCACCCTCGACGAGTTCGCGGCTATGCCGCACTCCGATGAGATGTGGGCAGCAGCGTCGGCAATCGCTAGCCCAACGCTTGGGCGGCCGTTCGGGTACAAGCTTCGAATCGTTGGCACGCCACTCGGCGACGACAATCGGTTCTACCGTATCGCGAAGACGGAGACGGGGGACAGCTTCTCACGTCACTTCGTCGATTGCCACACGGCCATCGCACAGGGGTTCCCGACAACCGTCGAGAGGCTTCGTGAACAGGCCGGTGACGCAGATACGTTTGCTCAAGAGTACGAGTGCCAGTTCATCTCGGCCTCGACGCGGTACATCAGCGCTGAGCTGTATGACTCGTGTACGTATGAAGAGGATGACGTTCCCGAACACGGGCTCCGATCCTCGTTCGCTGGGATGGACGTAGGCCGACGAAGCCACGGCGACCCAAGTGTTATCGCCCGCGTTATGAAGTCCGGTGACACGCTGTATCACCGAAGCACGGAATCACGACGCGGCGTTGAGTTCAACGCACAAGAACTATGGGCTGAGTCCGAGCTAGCGCAATGTACGCGCCTCGCAATCGACGCCACGGGCCTCGGCATGGACCTGGCCGAGCGCCTCGTGAAGAAGCACGGCAGCCGCGTTGAAGCGATTGAGTTCACGCAGAAGTCGAAAGAGATGCTGGCAACCGGGCTGCATGGCTCAATGAGCCGCGGCAAGCTGAAGGTTCTTCGCGGTGACGCAGAGCTTCGGCGCTCTGTCCTATCTCTTCGCAAGAACATTACGGCACACGGCAACACGACGTTCGATGCTGAGCGCACGAAGAAGGGCCACGCCGACGCAGCATGGGCTCTCGCTCTTGCGGTGCACACGGCAGGCACTGGGCTCGGACAGTTTACTGGCGTCGATGTTGTTGGCAGTCGCGACGCAACGAAGCTCGCTCGTCTATAGGAATCGATGTCAAAGTCACGCGAACGAAAGCGCCAAAAGTCGGCGCCGGTTGCGTTGGCTGTCGCGTCACAAGAGATGACGCCGGCCCCGGAACTTGGGCTCATCGCGCAGCCTGGACAGCAAGAGCGGTTCGGGTACAGCGCAAGCTTTGGCGGGTATGGACCAGAAGAGGTCTACCAGCTATTGCGCCTCGCGGAGAGCGGGCAGCAGGAGCGGATTCAGGACTTCTACTCCTGGATGCTGGAGACAGATCCGCATCTCCTCTCGACGTATGAAACACGCATCGTTGGGCTGTCGACGATTCGATACAACATCACGCCGGCGAAGTGTGAGCCGGGGTCACTTGACGAAGAGCGCGCGCAGCTTGCCGCCGACTTCATTAGCAAGTGCATCGATGGCATCGACGCGTTCGACGCGTTTCTGCACGACGCCTCCGACGGCATCGGTCGCGGCTTCTCGGTTCACGAGATCGAATACAAGCGCATCAACAAGACGTGGCGCGTCAACAAGCTTCACTGGCTTCATCCTCGGCGCATGTGCTTCGGCGAGGACTGGAGCCTTCGTCTTTACGACAAGGGCGAGCACGGCCCATACGGCAAATGCTTTAAGCCGAACAAGTTTGTAGTGCACATGCCGAAGCAGCGTGCGGATTATCCGACGCGCACCGGCGTTCTTCGGGCTGTCGTTTGGACTTGGATGTTCAAGCGGTGGATGACGAAGTACGGTCTTTCGGCTGCTGAGAAGTTTGGCGTCCCGACGCCGTACGGACACGTCAGCGAGGGCACGCCTCAGAACGTGGTCGACGCGCTTCGTCGTGGGCTTGAGTCCCTGGCACAGGGACAGGCCGCCATCTTCAGGGGTGAGACCGCGGTTAACTTCCTCACCGGTTCATCCAGCGACGCGAAGATCTACAGCGACCATCTCGCTTACTTCAATGCTGAGATGTCGAAGGCCGTTCTCGGCTCGACACTCAACGTCGAGGGTGGGGCAAACGGGAACCGTGCTGCCGCAGAGTCGCAGGCATCGACGACGATTGACCCGCGCATCGCGTTCGACTCGTCGGTGTTGGCTTGCACGATTCGACGAGACATCGTCCGCCCGCTACTCGGCTTCAACCTGCACCTGTTCGGCGACGAGATGCCGCCGGTGCCGACGTTTGAGTTTGTCCTCGAGAAGGAGTCCGAGAAGGAAATCCTTCCGCATCACATCGATGCTGGCGCCGTGACGATCAACGAGATCCGCCGCACGCTCAAGCTCGACCCGCTGCCCGGTGAGGCTGGCGAAGCGATTGCCAAGTCCGCGCCTTCGGGCGGAGGCTTTTCTCCGTTCTCGGCACAGCCCCCCGCCGGGGGTCGGGCCGCGGAGCTCCCTTTAGCTTCGGACGATACGAAGCAAGCGACGAGTTCCCCGACACCGCAGACGTTATCGCGCTTCGCAGAGACTCCGATCGGGCGCGTGCTGTCCAGACAATTGGGCGACCGTCAGAGCTAGCGGCAAGGGCAACCCTCGACGCGGTGGCGCGGTTCGCCTTCATCAGCGACGGCGTCATCGCGGCAGCAGCAAACAACGCTGGCAGCGTGAGCGCGGCAAAGTCTGCCGTGAAGAAGTTCTTCGACTCCATCTCTGGGAGCGAAGACGTGATCGCGGCGCTTCAGCGGCCGGCGGTTATCGCCAATCTCGCCGGTCAGATGTTCGTCACAAACATCGAGCTTGGTAGCAATACGCGCCTACTCGCAGTAGACCGGCGCAAGAGCTTCATTAGCTTGCCTTTTGATGAGGCGCTCGAGTTCTGGCGGACGCAGGGCGGTAGCGAGGAAAGCCTTCGCCGAGTTCTTGCGGCGTACCGGACGAACGCAGAAGCGGGCGAGCGACTCTTCAACGAGTCCCTATCGCGAATGGCTATCGAGCAAATCGAGCAGACCATTAACGACGGCGGCACGGTAAGCGACTTCGTTGCCGGCATGCAGTCTGGGGCGATGAGCCTGAACATCTCGCCGGAGTCTAGCTGGTACCTCGCGAACGTCTTCCGCACCAACGTGCAGACGGCATACGGGGCAGGACGCTACGAGCAGATCACGGACCCGGCCGTACAGGCTGCACGTCCGTGGGTTCAGTACCGAACCGCCGGTGACAACCGCGTGCGTGATTCGCACAAGGCTCTTGACGGACTCATCTTCGAGAGCACGTCGAGTGAGTGGCAGCGCATCGCGCCTCCGAATGGTTACCAATGCTTCCCGGCTGGGACAGAGGTTCAGGGGCTAGTCAACGCAGCGCTACGTACACGATACGTAGGGGAGCTTTGCGAGATCCTTACTGAGAAGGGCCGACGGCTTTCCGTCACACCGAATCACCCCATAGCTACCGTGGATGGTTTTGTCGCGGCTGGCTCTCTGAAGCAGGGCAGCAAGCTTCTCGGTTACGTAAGCCCGGTCAAACCTGATTCGATTCGTGCAGTCGATGAAGACGACGAACCAATCCAGATCGAGAAGGTATTTGGTGCGCTCTCTGAGCTTGGCTCCGCCTCTCGTTTTGTGATGGGTGCAGACAACCTCCACGGCGACGCGGGGTTCACGGACGGCAACGTCGACATTGTAAGGGCCGACGACGTACTGGTGTGTGGGTGTGAATCCACAGGCGGACACGATCGCGAGGACGCTGTACTCGTGGTTTCCGATTCGCCTAGACACGTTAACGAAACTCGTAACGGCAGCACGAACCCGCTGACTCAACGGCTTCGTGGTTCCCGTAGATGCGCTCCACGCGGGGCCGCACTGGCGCTCGACGGCAGCCCTGTCTGTCTTCAGGCGAGACCACTTCAGCACTTCCGCATCGGACCGGCCGCGTGTCTTGATGCCTCTCGATCGAAGGACGCGCTCGACAAGTTTACGCGAGACGCCGAATTCATCAGCGACATGCTTCACAGATTCTCCGGCCAAGAACATTTTGACGATCCCACTTTCGTCAACGTCGCGCCGAACGTTTCCGCGCGTCGCAATGTTTGCGAGCCTGAGCACTCTACTAACAGTCGGAGTGGAGCACCCGAGCGACTTCGCAATCTTCGGAACACTGATTCCGGATTTGTAGAGGTTGATCACGTTGCCGTGGTCAATCGTGTTTCTTTTGATGGCCATGTTTACGATCTCCAGTCACCCAATGGCTGGATTGTAGCACAGGGCATCGTCACTAGCAACTGTCGCTGTGCAGTCGTCAGTCTAGACGCCGACGACGTCGCAGACGAGCGGGCACGCGGCAACCGACTATTCACAAGTGACGACCAGGACGCGCTTAACGCGGCACCTGATGACGGGTTCGCCGGTCCGCCGAATCGACCCATCGAGGCTTAGCACATGTCAGCGATGAGCAACTATCTAGAGGACGCGCTGGTCGCGCACCTCAACGGCACTCAATTGCCGTTGCCCGCGAACTACTATGTCGCGCTCTTCACGACCGCGACAGACGACGCGTCGGGCGGAACGGAAGTGTCTGGCGGAAGCTATGCGCGCGTCGCAGTCTCAACCGCGCCGGGCTCAGGCGGACGGCTGATGTACTCGTTCAATGCGAGTGACACAGACACAGCCGGCGACTACATCGCCGAGTTCACGGCAGCGTTTATTGATGGCTCCAAGATCACGGCGCCGCATGACGGTTACATCCGCGTCCGCGTCGTCGCGGACCTTGACGACGAGTAGGCGGGAACATGGCAACAAACCCGCAAGCATTCATCATCAAGCGCAACGATACGTTGCCGACGATCACGGTCGACTTCCTCGACGAGGCAGGCGACCCGGTCGACCTCACGGACGCAAGCAGCATCACATTCGTGATGTATACCGACAGCGACTCACCGACCGAGATTGTGAACGCACAGGCGTTCGTTGTCGGAGACCCCACCGACGGCTCCATCGAGTACGGGTGGGACACGTCGGACACGGCAACCGCCGGGGACTACCTCGCAGAGTTCGCGGTCACCCTCATCGGTGGCGCAAAGGTGACGCTGCCCGTTGATGGGTACATCCACGTCAAGGTTATCCCCGACCTCGACGACGCATAGGTTTCTTAGAGCGCGACGGGACTAGTCGCAACTCATGGGCGCGCGGTCTCCCGTCTCGCCGCCCAACTATTTCGAGGCCCGGTGAGTTTCGCAAAGCAGGTTCGCGACGGGCTCGTTCACATGATCGCATCGATTGCCGTGCATGGAGCGCTGATAGTTCTGCTCCTCATGGCCAAGGGTCGCCCCAATGGCAGACGGAATCCTTCGCCTTAGTTTCAAGATCCCGCTTCTCTCGAACAGCGCGCCAGAAACCTGGGTGCACCTCGCATACGAGGGCGAGTGGAACGGCCACCCGTCGGGTGACTTCCGATTCGACAGCTCCGCGTTCGCGAACATGATTCGCCTGTTCAACGCGCAGAAGAACCCGATCCCGCTCACGTATGAGCACCCGGTTAAAGACAGTGGTCAGCCGGTGCCAGCGGCCGGGTGGATCAAGAGGCTTGAGCTTCGCGGCTCCGACCTGTGGGGCCTTGTTTCGTTTACGCCACGAGGCGCCGAGATGGTTCGCGCGGGCGAGTACCGCTTCTGCTCCGTCGTTGTCGACATGAACGCTGTTGACAGGGTGAGTGGCGAGAGCGTTGGACCCGAACTCTACGAGGTCGGTCTAACCAACACGCCGTTCCTCGACGGCCAGCATCCAATCACGCTCACGCGCAAGCGCGCTCCCGAGGCAGTAGCAAAATCAACGAGCGTCGTCCTGACGTATCCAGAACAAATCGTCACCGGCATAGGTCGTCGGCGATAGCAAGAGAAACGCGCACCGCGCGCTGAAGGGCTGAGGCCCGACGGCGTTGCACACGTGCGCCCGAACGAGGCGAATAAAATGAACGATTCAGAAAAGGCAATCGCTGCCGCAGCCGCGGCGCTTGGACTTCCGAAGGGCGCAACCGTCGCCTCGATCCTCAAGGCCGTTGATGCGCACGCCGCTCTCGCCGAAGCCCTGAAGGGCAAGGTCGAGGAGGAGCCGAAGGAAGCCCCGGCTAAGGAAGAGCCGAAGGCGGAAGAGCCCAAGGCCGAAGAGAAGAAGGACGAGAAGGCTGCGTCTGTTGCGGCGGGTCCCGTTCCTCCGCAAGGCGTGACGCTCTCGGCTGTGCCAGCGACAACCGTCGCTGCGTCTGCCGAGGAAGAGAAGAAGGTAGAAGAGCCGAAGGTGGAGATGAGTCTCGCCGATGGACCCGAAGCCGAGATGGCAGCGGGCAAGCAAATCCTTGAGGCGCTCAAGTCGTCGACGGGCCTTGATGCTGCGCAGCTTGTCGCGGCGATTGTCGACAACGCACAGGCTATCGCTGCGTTGCTTGGTAAGCAGCCCGAGAGCGGAGCGCCCGCTGAAGCCCCGGCTGACGCTCCGCCGCAACTGTCTGCGGAACCTGGGCAGAGCACGACCGTTGCAGTTGCAGACGGCCGCATCGCTGCACTGTCGCGAGAGAACGAAGCGCTTGCGAAGAAGGTTCGTGAGATCGAAGCGCTTGAGCTTTCGCGCAAGGAAGCCGCACGGGTTGCGGATGCCACGCGTGCAGTCGACGCCGCGATCGAGCTTGGAAAGTTCCTCGACACCGACCGCGACGCCATCCTCGCGCTAGCTCTTAGCGACCGAGCGAAGTTCGACGCGTGGACGAAGACGAAGGTTAGCGCTGTGCCGACTGGCCTCACGGCTACTGCACCCGCTCCCGAGCGCTCCGTCTCAACCGAGAAGCTCACAGAGAAGCAGTCCTACGCGCTCAAGCAGTTCCTCTCGGCGGGCATCGAAGAGAAGCGCGCAAACGAGCTCGCGCGCGCGAAGCACTGAAAACCAACGGTCGCCCCAAGCGACCTCTTAGGAGAAACAACACATGGCAGCTATTACCGCAGCGAAGGGGCGAGCGCGTCGTCATACCGATCAGGTTCGGTCTGAAGACTACGTCGTCGTATCCGGCACAACGATTCCGCAGGGTGCCCTCGTAATGATCAACACATCGACGCGTGAAGCGTCGAACGGCGCAGACACCGCGTCGCGTCAATGCGTCGGCGTCGCAGCGTCAACCGTCGTGGGAGACGGCGTGCTCCGCGTGAAGGTTGAATACAACCACGACGAGCTTTTCGACATCAACGCGAACATCACAGACGCGAGCGTGAATCTCAACGTTTGCATCGAAGACAACAACCAACTCGACACAGCCACGGCGCGCACGAACGACGTGTTTGCAGGCTGCATTCGCAAACTTGAGTCCGCGTCAACCGCGTGGCTCGCGGTCCGCGTCGCCGGCTTCGGCAACACCTGATCGCGCCTAGGAGACATCGAACATGCTCATTGATCAAGATAAGCTCGCGGTAGCTAATACCGCGGTTGTTGAGCGATTCAACGGCCTCTTTACTTCAAGCTCGCCGTTCGGCCAGTTTGACTCCTTCCTAGACGTGGTTCCGTCGAGTGGCCTGACGAGCGAAATCCCGTTCGCCTCGCCGACGGGAACGTGGGAACGCTGGATCAGCGCGAAGTCCATGAGTTCGCTCAAGGCCTTCAAGCAGTCCATTGAGTTCCGTCGTTACCACTACTCGATCGAAATCGACCGCAAGGATCTTGCGTACGACCAGGCCGGCGTAGTCGGTAAGCACATCGGCGCGCAAATGGCGAAGGCCAAGGGCGAGCACCTCAAGATCATCGCTGACGAAATGTTCTCGGCGTCTGGCGCTGGTCCCACCGGCTACGACGGCGTGGCGTGGTTGTCGACGGCTCACCCGATGGCGAACGGTTCGACCCAGTCGAACAAGACGACCTCGGCGCTTTCGTTCAGCACGTACGACGCGGCCTACCTGGCGATGACGTCTTACCTTGGCCACAACGGTCAGCCGCTCGGCATCGTGCCGGACACGCTTGTCGTTGGCCCCAAGAATCGCAAGGTGGCGTTTGACATCGCGGGCGGAAACCTTCGTCCCGTCGCCGTCAACAGCTCGAACGCGTACGCGGATCCGGGTGGCACGCTGACCCCGGTCGCAGCGACCGCGATCACGAACGTGTTCCAGGGCGAGATCAAGGTCATCGTCTCGGACCGACTTGTCGGCACGCAGGATGACTATGCGTACCTGATGTGCACGTCGCTTCCTGACAAGCCGTTCTTGCTTGTCGAGCAGCGCGCGCCCGAACTCATCTCGCAATTCGACATGGCGTCGAGCCTCCGCTTCTACCAGGACAAGTTCGCTTGGTCGGTTGAAACGGATTGTTGCCCGGCTCCTGGGTTCCCGCTCCTCACGTACGGCTTCATTCTCTGATTTTGGCTAAGAGGGAAAACATGGATCAAGCAAGTTTTGAGGTTCGGAATCAGTTCGAAGCGGGCAACGGTAATCGGGACAAGTTTCGCGCTGTCCCGCTTACCACCATCCGCTTTGAATGCAACACCAGCAACCTCGTCTTCGAGGGCGAGGTTCTTGGTGTTGGCAAGTACGAGATGCCAATCTATTCGGATCGACTCGACAAGGCGCAAGCTCTTGTCGAGAAGTTCCCCGAGAAGGTTGCAGAGGCAAAGCGTCTCTACGCGAAAGAGGAAGCAGAGCTCGGCGCCGATTCGTCGGCGCGGCGCATGTACACCAGTTGGCCCGCGGCTTACCGCATTCTGACAGGTGGACAAGAGCCGAAGCCGTTCAACTTCCTTGAAGTCGTCAGCACCTCGGCACCGCCCAAGGGCGAGGACGAACTGAAGGCGAGCGCGACCACGGAAGCGATCGTCAAGGCAGTCCTCGGCATGCAAGGCGAGCAGAAGAAAAAGCAGTAACGGAAGAAGGCGCATCAGTGGCATTCATCGATCAAGACTTTATCGACGTTGCTATTGGTGCGCCGCTCCGCGAGAAGATGACGCGCGGCAGTGCGTCCGAACTCACAAAGATGATCACGCGCTCCGACGGGCGCGCTAAGTCTGCACTCAAAGCAGCGGGCTACACGGTGAGCCCTGGCAGCTATACGCCTGCCACAACGCCGATCGAAATCAAAGACGCGTCCCTCGGGTACTTCATCCGAATGGGGTACGCGAAGCTCGGCCTCGACACGCCGAAGCAATTCGAGATGTACACGACAGCCGGTGACGCGTTGTCGAAGGGCGAGATTCAGCCGGATGGGATTGACCCCGATCCGGAAGACGCGATCGGCGGAGTCACCTTCAGTGACTCTGACTCGACGATTGATGGCTCGTTCCCTCCCGTGTTTAGTCGAGACGCTCTCAAGAACTTCTAATGGCCGGCGCAAAGATCGACGTCCCGAACCTTCCTAGGATAACGGCGACGCTTCGGAAGCGAATCGAGCGGGCTAGGAACCTTGAGCCAGCAATCAAGGTCGCGGCGCAAGTCGTCGACAAGCTGATTCAGGATTCGTTCCGTAACAGCGCGTCGCCAAGTGGCGAGGCGTGGGAACCTCTCAAACCGTCAACGGTGGCGGGTCGGACAAAGGGCAGTGACAAGGCCCTTGTGGATACGGCCACGCTAAAGAACTCGACGTACGCCACGGACCGCGGCAAGTCCATCGTATTCGGCTCTACCGTCCCTTACGCCGCTACGCACCAGTTCGGCGCAGAGATCACCAAAGAGTACAAGCCGAAAAAGAAGCGCGTAGGCCCAAAGCTTGGCCCGGTCTCGAAAGCCGGACGTCGTCGCGCGAAGAAGGCGGCGAAGACACGCAAGGCCAGAACGGGATTCGAGGCAGCCAGGCGCTCGGGAAACATCCAGGGTCCGCGCTGGTCTCCGTCGGAACAGGCTGCGCAGAAGACCGGCAGCTACACGATCACGATTCCGGCTCGCCCATTCCTTCCCGTTGATGCCGAAGGCGACTTCCTCAAAGAGGGTCCGGCCGGCAAGGCGTGGGACAAGATCGGCGAGATCGTTATCAACTACATCGCGGACGGGAAGTTCGGGAAGTAAATGCACATCAACGCAAACGCGATCAAGGGCGCCATCAAGGAACGCCTTGAGGGCGTGATCGGTGGCGTGCGTGCAATGTCCGTTGGTGACGTTGATTCCGACATCTTCAACGGCGCTGACGACTTCACGAAGGCATCGCGCGCCGCGGTTCGCCCTCGGTTCGATGTTCGCATCGACGAGATCAGCCGCAACGAAAACTCGCCGTGCGGGCCTACGAACTTTTTCATGTACGACGTGCTCGTCACGGTTGGCATCTCGTACCACCTCCAGGGCGAGCCCGTCGACGTGCTCGATTACGAGGACCGCAAGAGCATTGCGGAGCGACAGGTTGACGAGTTCAACCAAGCGCTGACGTTCCCGAACACTCTCTCGCTGTGCCTTGAGCGCAACGAAGCGACCGGGATTGCTAGCGGGATGCTGACTCCGCAGAAGCCGCTTTACCGCGTTGTGAAAGATGACCCGAAGGCAGCGCTCTTCGAGGTCGAGCAGAAATATACGGCAGTCGTAACGGTCACGGCCGCGACTTCCTGAGCAGGAGACTAAATGTCAATCGAGCTTTCATCGCTCGGTCGCGTACGAATCGCGATCGAAATCGGCATAGCTAACTACGCCGTCGACCAGTCCGGATCTCCGTCGAACTTCATCGATCTTCCCGTTGTCGAGGGAACCTTCGCGCCGTCGCGTAAGGAAGAGAAGCTCGACCCGATGACGCTCCAAACGATGCTGGACGATCATGACGAGAAGGTGCGCGGGCCGAAGTCGTGTGACGTCGCGTTCTCCACGATTCTTGCTGGGACTGGTACGGCATACACGGGCGGAGTTGCGTATCCGACGACGTCGAACTGGGCGCTAGCTCGTTTGCTCCAAACCGTCATGGGCGGAACGATGCTCACGCCGACAGTGACGAGCACGTGCCTTGTTACGGCGGGTAGCACCACGACGGTCATCAACGTAACCGCCGGACACGGAACGGACGGAACGTTTACGACCGGCGGCCCGATCGGCGTCGTCATCAACGGACGTGTTGAGGTTCGCGAGGTCCTGTCGCTTGCCGCAAACGCAGTTACGGTTGGCCTCGCGTTCAGCGCGGCACCGACGGCGGGCGCGGCAGTGTACGCCGGCCTTACGTTCTGGCTCTCAGAGAACCCCGTTGACTCGCTGCAAATCCTCGCCGACGGCATGGAAGATACCGACAAGTTCGTTTACGCGGGCTTGCAAGGCGGCTTCGACCTCGACGTTAGCACCGGCCAGTTTCCGAAGCTGAGCGTCAAGCTCGCCGGCTCAAGCTGGACAAAGCGCTCGTCGGCTGCAATCGCAGCTGGAAGCATCACGAACTTCTCGCCGGCAATCATCACCGATTGTGAGTTCATCGTTGGCACCGTCGGAAGCACGACGCGCAACCTCGTTCACTGCACCGGCGAGACGTGGACGCCTGGCATCGAGTACCTCGACGTCAAGAGCTCGACGGCGTCTAGCACGGTTCTTCGCAAGCGACGCAACCGCGGCCGCGCCATTGCCGGCAAGTTCACAACCTACCGCGACGGCTCCTCGTTTGACTTCGAGGCGGCAGACAGTGCGCGCACGGACCTATACTTGCTGAAGCAGCTTGGTTCCACGCCGGGTTCGATCGTGACGCTCGTCGCACCGACCGTTCAGTGCGTGACCACAAACAACGCGGACGCAGGCGGCATCGCTGGCGTGTCGGTTGATTGGGAAGGTCGCAATAGCACCGTGTTCTCGACGCCGACAGCGGGCACTTACCGCAGCTCCGCGTTCAAGGTTTTCGTGCTGTAGCAAGCGTTGGGAGGCGCTAGCGAATGCAAAGCATTTCAGGTCTTACAGAGGTTGTCGCCCTCTTCGATCCAGCGATCGACATCGACTCGTCAGATATCGGCGAGTACGCATCTAAGCGCGACGCATCGAAGCTCGTTTTCAAGTCCGGGTCTAAGCCAGAGATCTACCTTGTACGCCCCGTCACCAACGACGTCGGCGCATGGATTGACTCGGCTCCGAACGAAAACGAGAAGTACATGCGCGCGTTTTATGCGTGCGTCGTTCGCGTGAAGAACCTCGTCGACAAAGAGGGGCGCCTGTTCGACGAGTGGCAACCAGATCGAGTTCGCATTGCGGGGAGCGCGATCGACAATATCCCGGACCTCTTCACGAAAGCGGAAAAAGAGAAGTTCCAGCGGGCGACGCTTTACGAGATTGGAGCGGTCGCCTGGGCGCTAAGTTTTTTTCCGAAGTCGATCGAGCCCACCTTTCCGGTGCTGCCTACATCTCTGCAAATCTTGACGGCAGTGGAAAGAGCATACCGATCCACTGTGGCGCAGGCCGAGAATATGGCGGTGACTGGCCCGAGCGAATCGCAGCCGCAGGCGGATTCGCAGCCGACAACCCCGACTGTCGAAAGCGCCGCCTAAGCATTCGCCGCGCGTGGAAATGTGATTGTGACGGGAACAGTCACGAGATCGTCGGGGCGGTTAGAGACCACGTAGTCGAAGCCAACTCGATGATGATCGAGAAGGTTTGCGGAGCGCGTCCTCGTACGTGCCCGTGGAACGTATTCAAGCAACCCATCGTGCGCGAAACGATGGCGCTTAGGTCCGCCATCAAGGCGCGCGCGTTGCCGTCCAAGCGCTCGGTCCCGAGGCGCCTTCTACACGCGCTCACGTTTTACGAGTCGGCGTTAGGCGCAGCCAGGGCCGACAAGATGGAACGCGACCGCAAGCGCCGCGAAGACGAGCGGAACAAGAATAGAGAGCCGTAATGCCGACCGAAGAGATCGCATACCAAATCACAATCCGTGGCGGGGAAGAGGCTGCGCGCGTGATTGAGGCGATCGAGCGTGCGATGAATAAGCAGACGAACTCCGTTGCATCGTCAAGTCGCGCACTCACTCAAAGCGTCACGGCGAGCAAGGCATCCGGGGACGCTGCGACCGCGGCATCGCTAAAGTTCAACACGTTCGGGTCAACTCTTGGGCTTACGGGGCAGGCGTTGGGGCGGTTTAACCCGGCCATGGGGCAGGCCGTGTCTGCCATGGGGCAGGCGAGCGGCGTCATACAGACGCTTACTACGTCCGGGGTTGGTCCGTTTGGTGTTGCGATTGGCGTCGCAGCCGCTGCCGTCGGCATTCTTTCGCCGCTCATTGCCGAGATGGGGAACGAGTCGGAGCGCACGGCACAGATCATCGAGCGTCGTCTTACCGGGACGCTGACGGAAATGATCGCGAAGGCTCACGAAGCGCAAGAGACGCTCGAGCGGTATGTGCGACTTGGGCAAGGGCGCGGCGACTTTACCGAACAACAGCAATACCAGTCCGAGGCCAGCAGCGAACTCGCCGACGTAAACCGCAGAATCTCAAACCTAAACCGGGACTACGTAAACCTAGAGGCTTCGGATCGCGACTTGCTCAGAAGCCTTGAGCGTCGCCGCTCCGAGCTCTCGGAGTCTGTTGCGCGACGAGAGGCGTTGACACAACAGGCAGCGTCAGCCGACGCGTTTAGGGCCACCAACGCCGCAAACCTTGCAGCGATTGACGCCGCGATGCGAGACCAGCAGGGTAGCTCTGGATCCGGAAGGGGCTCTCGCGGCTCTGCTTCAAACCAGCTAGAGGATCTTCGTCGGCGCACTGCCGAGCTTCAGCGTCAGGGCGAGCTTAATCAGTGGCTCGCGCGTCTCGATGAGCAGATCGTTGCCGGGCGCCTTCATGCGCTCAAAGTCGAAGAGGAGATCACGCGCCAGAAAGAGCGCAACTCCGAAGCCATCCAGCGCGAGATCGAGGCGCAGCAAGAGCTTGCCGAGAAGGAGCGAACCCGTTTTGAGCAGGCGAAAATGGCTGCCGAGATGTGGCGCGAATCCATGGGCAAGGGAGCCGGTGGAGACAGCAAGGGCGATCAGGAGGCCGACGCTGCGCGCGTGGCCGAACTGACCGCGATGTACCAGCAGCTAGGCAACACCGCTGCGTCATCGCTTGAGGCTTCGATTGCGGCAGGCGGAAGCGCTGGCGCCGTGATGCAGAACTTCTTTAAGGACATGGCCGGAAGCCTTGCGAAAATGGAAATCGCGAAGGCGATTTCGGAGACGGCCGAGGGGCTAGGTGCGCTGGCGAGCGTGTACCTTTCCGGCACAGCTCCGGCGCACTTTGCGGCAGCAGCACAGCATGCGGCGGCCGCAACGGCGTTCGGTCTTCTCGGCGCTGCCATTCCAGCGGCGCCGACGGGCGGTGGGTCCGCCGCTCCGAGCGTTGGGGAGACCCGCCCACAACGAAACTCGTCAGGCTCTCGCGACTCGGAAAACACAACGGTCGTCGTGAACTTCGGTGGCGCGGTAGTTACCGCCGCGACTCAGGCCGAACTAGGCCGTCAAATCACGCGCGCCGTCAATGCCGGCAGCTCTCGTCTTGGCAGGTCGTAGTCATGGCTCTTCAGGACTACCACGCCGGCTGGGACTTCGAGCGTCTAGGCACGGCGTCTGTTCAGTTCACGGACTCTGGCGGCTCGTGGACGATGACGTTTACTGAGGGCAGCTACTCGCACATTGACCTTTCTGGCGTGTTGGGTACCGGCGAGTACGCCGACTTCATCACGGCGATTCAGGCTGCCATCACAGCGGCAGCGCGCGGCGTTGTGTACT